TAGGCGAGCATCTTGGCAACCCCGAAAAAGAACGCATCCGCCACATGACACTACAGGAAGCAACGCAAGGCGGATTCCATAAAGGTTTATTCTTTTATTGCAAAGAAACAAATTCCAATTTTAAAAAGCAAATAATAATTTCCATTTTACTGCTATTGCGGATGGTTATACTATTGCTGCAAGGGGGGGCGTTTTTTTATTTCTTGTCTGTATAGTCTAAACCCACTCCCCCTAATAGTTACACGCGCAAAGTTTTTTCAGATGGTGGGGGCGCTGGGGGGATGCTTCATTTATCCGTAACTAATGCGCTACCAAATACTAACAATAAAAAGTTATGTGTAAAAAGCGCATAAAATGGGTGATTTAGAAGATATAAAAGATAAGATAAGCAAGGCGATGGCATCGCAGGGTACATATACGCCCGACTTGGATTTGTGCATAGAGCTTTGCGCTGGTTCATACATGGCATTCCGTATCGCTCTATCTGACATATCTAAAAGCCGAATGAAATCTTTCGTGAAAGAAAAGACACGCGAAGAAAATACGAAACTCGTAGCACATCCTGCATTCAAAGTATTATTTGATGCTTTGGAAACAACCCGTAAGCAGTTGCGCGAACTTGGTTTGACGTTGCAGACACTTACAGCAACGGAAGATGATGAGGTTAACGACTTAATCAATAAGGTAAACGAGGCAGGCGATGTTAACTAAAGATGAACTGATACGGTTAAAAGATGCCACTGCAAAAAGATTGCGTAGTATTGATGTACTTTCATACAACTTGGAAAAGGCAGATAGCCGTCTAAGTTCGTATGTGCGTAGCTGTATCAATAATCCCAATGACCATAATCTTTATGAACTTCTTTCGATAGCCCGTTTCTTTCGGTTTCTTGATACATACGATTTCATAATGAGCGAAGTACGCAAATTCATCGTATTCTATGAAAGTCTAAAGTTCAGTGGTACGAAAGGAAAGACAAGGTACAAGCTAACGCCTATACAAGTGTTCCAGTTCGCCAACATATTAGGCTTTTATCATACCGGAACAAAGAAACGTGTCATTCGTGAAGCACTGTTGTTCGTCCCTCGTAAATTCAGCAAAACAACGAGTGTAGCGAGTTTGGCTATATATGATTTATTATTCGGTGATGCTAATGCGCAGACCTATGTAGCAGCTAATTCGTATAACCAAGCGAAAGTATGCTTCGATGAAATTCGCAACATTTTAAAGGCATTAGACCCGAAGCTACGCAGGTTTACCATTAACAGAGAGATTATCTATAACAGAATAAAGGGTAAAACATCCTTTGCCCGTTGCTTGGCATCCAATCCCGATAAATTGGACGGTTTAAATGCGAGCACGGTGATACTGGACGAATATTCGCAGGCCGATAGCGCAGCACTGAAGAATGTATTAACGTCTTCAATGGGCGCACGGCTCAACCCTTTAACAATTGTAATTACTACTGCATCCGACAAACAAGAATGCCCGTTCATTGATATGCTAAAGAACTACAAGGCGATATTACGTGATGAACTTGTTAACGATGCTGTATTTGCCCATATATTTGAGCCGGATGCAGGCGATGAAGAAAGCGACCCTCACACATGGCATAAGGTGCAGCCTCACATGGGCATAACCGTTTATGAAGATTTCTATGTGAGTGAGTACCAAAAAGCCTTGATAAGTGCTGATGATGCTTTGGAGTTCAGAACGAAACTGCTTAACCTATTCGTGCAGAATACTGCAAAGATATGGCTTTCTGCATCCGATATTGAGGCGCTTACAAAAGATATAAACATTGATAAACTGGCGAACCGTCCGCCTTGTATGGTTGCCGTTGACTTGTCTGTGTGTGACGACTTTTCGGCTGTCACATACATGCTTTATTCGGCTGCATCCCGTTCGTTTCATTCGCATACTGATTACTATTTCCCTGCTGATGCACTGCCTAATCATCCGAACCGTGAGCTTTATGAGAAATGGGCTAAAGATGGGCATCTGAAACTTTGCAAAGGCAATGTGATAGACTATAAACAAATTGTAGCTGACATATTGGCGAGAAACAAGGCTGTGAAAATATTAGGTATCGGATATGACCCGTATCGTTCCGCAGAGTTCGTTAATATGCTTTCTGCCTCCGGTGCAAAAAAGATACTGACTCCAGTCAAGCAGACATACGGCACGTTTACAAGCCCCGTAGAAAGCTTTGAATTAGCTGTGAAGCGTGGGCTAATGTCCTTTTCTCCTAACCCTATCACTTATTACTGTTTCGGAAATGCGGTACTGGATGAGGATAGGAACGAGAACAAAAAGCCTATAAAGAAAACACATAATTTAAAGATAGATGGCGCAATAACCAACCTTATGACATTCTATCTATACAATAACATAACCCAATAAAAACATGAACATCAAATTTTGGAGAAAACAACAAAAGAGGTCTGTAGATACTGGTGCAGGAGCAGGAAAGGCAATACAAGCCCGTCTGCCGTCTGTACCGTCACAGCCTATAGATGTAACGAGTACAAACAGCGCAATGCAGCTTGCAGCAGTTTACCGTTGTGTGTCTATATTGTCCGGCACAATAGCCTCATTGCCGTTGCAGGTTAAGAGAAAGAAAAACGGTTATTTTTCTATTGATTGTGAAAACGAACTGCATAGCGTATTGACTCGCAGACCGAACAAGCGCCTTAACTCATTCGATTTTATGCAGAATGCCATCATTCAAATGGTGAATAATGGGAACGCCTACATTCTTATAAGACGTTCTTTCGGTGAGGTTTCAGAACTGATACTTTGCGCAAACAACTCTGTTTGCTACGATAAGTTTTCAAACAGATATGTGATTTCTGACGGCATCAATCATATTAGCGGTGTGTATGATGCGGATGATATAATTCATTTGAAAAACAAAAGTCTGGATGGCGGTTATACTGGTGTCAGTACAATTTATTACGCCTCACGCATACTTTCCATTTCAGCAAGTGCAGATAATCAAAACTTGCAGACGTTTCAGAACGGAACAAAAGTAAAAGCCCTGCTTTATGGCGCAAGTGGCGGTATGTCCGGTATTGATGCGCTTGATTTTGAGCAAACATCTCCGGTAGCCGATAGAGTTGAAGCGCAGTTGAACTCCGGTAAAGATATTATAGCCATCTCGGAGGACTTGAAATTTCAACAATTATCTATAAATCCGGTTGATGCGCAGCTACTTGAAACAAAGAAATTTTCAGTATTGGATGTGTGCCGTTTTTATGGCGTTAATCCCGATAAGGCTTTTGCCGGACAGTCCACGAATTATAAAGCTTCCGAAATGGGGCAGGTATCATTCTTGACGGACACTTTACAGCCTATACTATCACAGATAGAAGCGGAGTTCAACGCTAAGTTAGTACCGGATAAACTAAGCGGTGTCTATAAAATAAACTTCGATTTGGAAGCATTGTACCAAACCGACTTAACAACACGTGCAGCCTATGATAAGTCCATGTATGAGCTTGGTGTATTTACGACGAATCATTTACGGATGAAACAAGGCATCGCACCCGTTGACGGTGGAGATACGGTAATGGTTAGCTGCAATGTTGCGCCTATCAATTCCGCAAAGATACACGGAGAACAAAATAAGGAGCTACCAAAGGATGAATAAAAATCATATAGTAAAAAGATAATGGAAATAAGAAGCTACACGGAAGAGGCATCTCCGAAAATAGACGGGCGAACGATACAAGGCTACGGCTCTGTGTTCGGCAAACAGTCCCGTATATTATATGATGTGGAGAAAAAACAGTTCTTCATTGAAGTTATAGAAAAAGGTGCAATCACAGATGAGCTAATACGGAGCTGTGACATAAAAGCCTTGATGGAGCATAACAAACAAAGGCTATTGGCGCGGTCAAATATGGGTGCAGGTTCGTTGGCTCTATCCGTTGATGATTACGGACTGGCATACAAGTTTGATGCGCCTAACACGCAATGCGGAAATGATGCAATAGAAATGATTAACAGAGGCGACTTATTCGGTTCTTCATTCGCCTTTTGGACGGATGAAAAGAAAAATGTTACCTACGAGCGGAAAGATGGCATCTTATTCCGTACAGTTCACAAAATAGATAAGTTGTTTGATGTTTCCATTGTTGCAGACCCGGCATATTTCGACACGGACGTAACGGTAAGAAGCCTTTCGGACATTGAACAAAAAGACATTGAGTATATAAACCAAATTAATAATTTAAGAAAATTCATTTAGTTATGAGAAAAAACTACGTAAGAATTGCAGAGATTAAAGAACAGATGCGTTCAATGCTTGATAAAGCGGAGGCTGAAAAGCGTATTTTGAATGAAACGGAGCAAAAAGAGTTTGATTCGTTGAAGAACGAAAAGGAACTTTTGCAGATGAGAGAAGAGCGTAGAGGATTGGATAACGAGCCTAACTATTTGGGTGGAATGTCCGGTGCAGTATTATTTGCAAAGGCGGTTGATGATGTAGTAAACCATCGCTCTTTGACCGATTACAAAGGCATCGTTTCCGAGAATGGCATTAAAGTAGTAACCCGTGCCGAGGTTTCCGCAATCACTACCGCAGATGCAACCGTGCCCGTTACAGTTGGCGAAGTCATTGAACCGCTTGAAAAGGGGCTGATTCTTGACAAATTGGGCATCAAGATGCAAAGCGGACTGGCAGGCGAATTCATTTTTCCGACATTGCAAGCGGTCGAGGCATCCATCGCAGGCGAAACAGCTACAATCGGAGACAGTGATTTGAATATAGGTAAGGTAAAGGCAACTCCCAAACGTGTATCTGTGTCTATTCCGGTTTCCCGAACTGCCATCAAACAAACCAATTACGATTTGCAGAATATCGTGTTAACACAGCTTTCAAAGGCGGTTGCTCGTTTGCTGAACAAATGGTTGCTTTCCGGTACAAAGTTGGCAGGTGCGACCGATGGATGCTTCGTTAAAACGGAGGCAGATGTAGAATACGATACCGCACTTACATTTGCCAATGTCGTAGCATTGGAAACTACCGTAATGGATAACGGTGCAGACGTAACAGACGGTACAGCGGCTTATGTTTGTACTCCGAAGGTTTACGGAGCATTGAAAACAACCCCAAAGGAAAAGGGTTCGGCTGAAATGATTTGCAAGGATGGAATGATTAACGGTTATCCGGTTCTTGTTTCCAACTACATGGATGCTGATACAATCGGGTTCGGTGTGTTCTCTTATTCAGCCATCGGTCAATTTGGCGAAATGGACTTGATTATAGACCCGTACACAGATGCCAAGTCGAACGTAGTCAACTTCATTTTGAATACTGATTACGATTTGGTTACGGCACGTACAGAAGCCTTTGCCATTGCAAAGAAAAAGGCTGCATAAAGCAATTTTGTTTTCATCATTTCTATATTAGTTGTTGGGAGGTGGGGATGTTTCAATATCTCCACCTCTTTTTAAAATGTGTTATGAAAGAATATATTACACTCGAAGAAATAAAGAAGCATCTCAATATTGACTTTAGCGATGATGATACATATCTGGCTGATATTGTTACCGTTGCTCAAATGTCGGTAGAGAGAGCTATTAATGCGCCACTTTCAGAACATGAGGAAAACGGTGCATTGAATCCGATGTTGAAACATGCTATCAAGATACTGGCAGGAAACTTCTACGCTAATCGTGAACCCGTTTCATTTGCCACGCCCAACGTTATTCCTTATACACTGGCATATCTTATCAGACCATTTAAAAAGTATCAATAATGCAGGCAGGACTACTTAATGAGATTATACGTTTCCAAGAAACGGAAACGGCACGGGATGAAATGGGAGGATTTTCCGATGAGTGGGTAGATGTGCTATCCAAACGTGCGGAGGTTCGATTTGCATCCGGCAGTCGTAAACTTGTCAATGGTGAAGTGTATAACCCATTGGCGATAACTTGCAAGATTAGATACTGCAAAGATATACATGAAAAAATGATACTTATACATGAGGAAAGAAGTTATAAGATAATTTCCATAAATCGCGATAGGAAACAACAATGTACGGTGATACAAGCAGAGTTAATCAATGAGTAGCAAAGTAACGCAGGCTGGGTATAAAGTCATAGTTGACGTAGAAAAGATTAATCGGCTACTAACGCAACTGAATGACAAGGAAGCAAAGAAAGCTATAAAGGCAGCTTTGCGAAAATCGATATTAGTCATACGAAAGGGAGCGCAGAGTAATTTGGTTTCACTCTTTCCGAGCGCTAATAAGTCGGTTACGAAAGGCGGCATAATCCATAAGCCACTGAAGAACGATATAAATATAGCGGTCTATCGTAACGCTTCGGGTGCTCGTATTGATTTGCTGGATAAGCGAAAGAAAGATTCCCGTTCTTATATTCTTCGGTTTATAGAATTGGGAACAACGGAACGAGCTACCAAGAAAGGGGCAAATAGGGGTAATATGAAAGCGTACAATTTCTTTGGCGATGCAGTTACGGCAAAGAAAACGGAGGCTGAAAGTATGTTGGAGCAGAATATAGTAGATGCTATAAAAAAGATTGTAAACAAGAAATGAGTATATCTATAGGTACACATATATATGAAAAGTTATCATCTTCTGCAAGCCTAAAAAGGCTTGTTAGAGATAAGATATTTCCAGTATCTACACTACGCGCTACTACATTTCCTTTCATTTTGTACAAACGGAATTCGTTGATTCCGAATACGACAAAAGACAGATACAGCACTGGCGATAACGTAGAAGTTGAAATAATCGTAGCAGACTCCAATTATTCCCGTTCGATTATCATTGCGGAATATGTACGCGATTTGATAGACAAGAAAACTGGTGATTATAAACGATTTTCAGTCATTGATGCGAATTTAATTTCAACGGATGAAACGTTTACGGAAGATACTTTCATACAACGGCTCACTTTTTCGTTTGAAACAGAACCAAACATTTAAAATTGAATTATATGGCAAAAGCAAAACAAGTATTAGGTAAAGATTTGATGTTGTTTGTTGGCGGCAAGGCTATTGCATTGGCAACGTCTTGCAAAATCGGCATGTCAGCCGAAACAATTGACACACAGAGTAAGGATAGTGGCATATGGAATGAAAAGGACATTAAAAAATTGGGTTGGAATTGTTCTAGCGAAAACTGCTTCAGTGCGGATGCAGACATTAACGGCTATGACAAACTGTTTGCCATGATGGTTGCAGCGCAACCCGTGGATGTTGCTTTCGGTATTCCCGATAACCGTGGAAATTCGTTGCCATCGGCTGGCTGGGAGTTGCCCCAAAAACCATATCAAGGTAAAGCGTTAATAACTTCGCTTGAACTGAATGCCTCTGACGGTGATAAAGCAACCTTTTCCGTCTCTCTTGATGGCACTGGCGTGCTTACGAATGGTGACAGCTCGGCAGGCGGTGACGGTGGCGATGGTGGCGGTGGTTCTGATGGCGACCAAGGCGAAAACCCGTTAGGATAAAATGTATTGTTAATCGGGGGCGGTGAGAACTGCCCCTATTATTTGTATTCAACATGAAAAAGATAACAATCAATGGTTTAGAATATACCCTTAGAAATATTCTTCGGAATTTCTTCGTATATGAAGAGATAAAAGGCGCACCGTTTACCTTTGGGAAGCTTATAGATGAATACCTACTTTTTTACTGCACATTGCTGGCTAACAACGAAACGTTCTCCATGTCGTTTGCCGACTTCATAGACGTATGCGATGCGAACCCGTCTTTGTTCTCTGAATATAAAAAGTTTGTTGTTTCTGAACTGGAAAAACAAGCGCAGTTTGCCAGTAAAGAAACGGATAAATCCACAAAAAAAAAGAGAAGCCGATAAGCATACATAAACTTTATGAGCGCGTAGTAGGGATTGGCGGCATATCACCATCGTATTTTCTTGACAAAATGACGTTCGGGGAAGTGAAAACGTTTCTGACTGGATTTAATCTCCGTAATCGTGAAGCATGGGAACAGACCCGTATTATCGGATATATCATAGCTCAATCGAATAGCACGAAAAAACTTGAACAAACAGATATATTACGCTTTCCTTGGGACGAAGAAGATAAGGAAGCCGCAACGGTCACAGATGATGAGATGAAACGGTTACGTGAAAAAGCAAAGCAGGTAGAACGAATGTATAAAAATTGATTACATGGCAGATATAATAAATCGGTTACTGTTAGACACGAATAACTTTGATGCAAAACTAAGTAGTTCAAAGAAGGGGGTTAATGACTATCAAAGTAGCGTAATCGGGATGGCTAAAACCGCAGGCGTAGGTATGCTTAAATTCGCTGGCGCTATCGGTGTTGTTACTGGTGCATCCGAAGTATTTACCAAAACCATCAATTCAAGCCAAGTAACCGGGGATGCGTGGGCGGCTACTATTGGCAGTGCTAAAACCACCGTTGATGAATTTTTCTATTCATTGGCTACTGGTGATTTTACGGGCTTTCTTGGCGGTCTTGATGGCATTATTAGCAAGGCAAAAGAAAGTATTGCGGCATTAGACCAATTGGGAAATACGCGAATTAGTCATAGCTATTTTAGCGCGGAGAATGAAAGTAATATTGCCGAAGCGCAATATACTGCTAAAAATAAGTTTGCGCCCATTGATGAGCGTATTGCAGCATTTGGAAATTGGCGAACGGCACTTGGCTCTCAAAGTGAAATTAATAGGACTTTACAAGCCGATTTGGTTAAAGCCATTACTTCATCTGTTGAGGAGGAAATAGGTGGCAACAAACTGAAAGTAACAATGGATGATGTCAGAATGGCATTAAAAATAGATGTTACAGACCCACAAAAGAGAAGCGAATTAAAACAACGCTATTCTAATGGATATAATGCCTATGTAGGATATGACACGGCAAAACGCAAAGAGTTAAGCAATACCACTGACCCCAAAAGGATAGAGGCTATTAACCAACAGATAAAGGATAATATAGAGAGCCAAAGAGAAGCTATTATAGTCAATGCAATGTTAAACAAGTATAAGGATGAGGAGCTTACCAACATTGCAAATATGGCATCCGAATATCAGAAATTAACAACTTCGCTGCGTTCTGTAAGTAGAGAGTATAACGAGACTGCCAACGAATTCAATAATTCAAATAAGGCTGTCAAAGGATTTGCACCCGTACAAAGTTTGGAAGGATATAAAGTGTATGCTGGTAATCCTGCAACAAATAACAGTGCGAGAAATAAGAAACCCGATGTAGCTCCATCGGGTTCTATTGCGGCATTGAGTGAGCAAATAAGCGCAAAGAACAAGGAATTGATAAACGCTACAACCTTGCAGGCGCGTGTAGCCGTACAGCAAGCTATCAACGAACTGGAAGCAAAAAAAATAAACTTGACAATTTCTCTGAAAGAGGAAATGTTTAAATCGGAACACGGCAAAAACAAGTTTCCACAATCCAGCAGTAGCCTTATGTCTGAAATAGCTGGGATTACTAATAAAGGAATGAATTTGGAAGGTTTAAAACTGCCTAAGTTTCAGTCTCCGATAGATAAAAAGGACGTCAATCTGTTAGAAAAATACCAAGATAATTTGTACGGAATCAGTGATGCCATGCAATTTATATCGGGTGCAACAGATGGCGGTGCAGCTTCATGGCTCAATTGGGGTGCATCGTTGCTGCAAAGTATCGCTATGGCAATCCCTGCAATACGTGCACTAATCCCTGCACTTGCTGCCAAAACAGCAGGTGAGGCGGCAAGTTCAGCAGCGCAAATACCTTTAGTTGGATGGCTTGCCGCAGGTGGTGCGGCAATGTCTATCATTTCTTTGTTTGCCAGCTTGCCGAAGTTTGCAGATGGTGGTATTATAGAAGGTGGGTCAACCTTCGGAGACATGAGTATAGCACGGGTTAACACCGGGGAAATGATACTTAACGGAGTGCAGCAAGGTAACTTGTTCAGATTGTTAAATGGAGGTTCTAATAATGTGCCGTCTAATAATGGTGCGGTTTCATTCAGAATACATGGGAAAGACTTGGTAGGTGTCCTTTCAAATTATAACAGCCAAAAAAAGAAAGTAAAATGAATTTAGCATATTATTCGGAATTCAAGAGTAGATATAATACTCCGTATAGGGTTGAAATATACACTAAGAAAAATACGGGTTCGGCAAAAGAAATACGTTTGTCCGGTACTCCATTTACAGTGGAGTGGGAATCAGACAGACTTTATAAACCTCTGAAAATGTCGAATGCAGTATGTAGTATTATAACAAGGGAATTGCTGTTAGACTTATATACCGGGGAAAATCAAGGCGTTGAGGTCGTTTTAAAGAATCGCGAAACGAATACCCTTGAATGGTTTGGTTTTGTCACTCCCAATATGTATTCAAGCGATTATATTTCACTTGATACGTTGGATATAGAAGCGATAGACAGTATAGCATGTTTGGATAATATCAAGTATTCATATATGGGCGAAAAAGCCGATTTCCGTTCTTTTTCTGAAATTATATGCAATGTGCTCGCAAAGGCAGACCCACAAAAATGCGTTCAGAAATTATATGTTCAGAACTGTAACAAGTTAACAAGCTCTGCAACGGCTTGCATATTGAAAAGCCTATACATACATGAACGTAATTTTTTCGATGAAATGAACGAGCCTATGACTTGCAAGGACGTACTTACTTCGCTGGTGGAATATTTAGGCATGACGCTAATACAGTGGAAAGATGCTTACTATATCATTGACTACGAGTATATTGATAATGGATATACTGACTGCACTTTGTTCAATATACGTAATCTGACAAGCAGCAATACTATATTGCCAATAAGCAGCAAAAATATTATGGATATTGGCGTATCAAGCAGTAACGGCTCTATATCCTTAGATAGTGTATATAATAAGGTTACGGTAGTGGCGAATACCAATGCAATAGGCGATTTGTGCCCCGACTTGATAGATGATGATGATTTGGAAAATCAGAATTCAGACCCGGATAAATACTATACGCAAACAATTGATGATACAGTGTTTTTGTCAGCCTATTTTAAATCAAAGGAAAATTGGGAAACCTTACAGTCGGTAGAAGAGATGGATGATAGTAATATAGGAAACATATACTACGGTTCTTTCTTTCAAAAAACAGACAGCTATAGTATCAATGACTCTGAACCTTCATCGTTGGACTGGGGGACTTATCTTACGTTTTGTAGCAGAATATTATTAATAGCTGGCAGTTGTGGAAAAAGAGAAAGAATGAGATAAAATAATGAATATAATCTATTGATATTTAGGTGTTTGCTATTTGTACCCAACTTTTCCTTTGTTTTTCCTATTTTCCTGCTTATTCCAATAAATGCGTTTATTTTGTTACCAGTTTGTTACTTGAATAGCATTGAGTAACAAAAAAAATATCTATATTTGCCATCGGTAACAAAATAAAAACATAAGTATGGCGAAGAAGAAACAAGAGGCTAAATTGAAGGAGCCTGTAAGAATCCGGTTTAAGCAACTTGCCAATGGTAACCAGTCTATATATTTGGACTATTACACAGGTGATGTTATTCGGAAAGAAAACTATGTTGGCGGTAAGCGTCAGTATGAGTTTTTGAAACTCTATCTTATTCCTGAAAAGACAAGGGAAGATAAGGCAAAGAATGAAACTACGCTGGCTCTTGCCAAAGCGATTCAAAGCAAGCGGATAGTAGAGCTACAGAATGATGCGCATGGATTTCAGAACACTAATAAGTCAAAAGCGAATGTAATTGACTATTTGGTGAACATGAGAAACCAATCTAAAGAGCGTGGTAGCTTGAATTATGAAAAGACTATTGGTAACACTATCCGTGAATTGAAACTATTCAGAGGGGACTATATCGCTTTCCGTGATATAGACAAAGATTTCCTTAGTAACTTTGTGGATTTCTTAAAACAAGCCAAGAAAGCAAGCAAATACGGATTGGCAAAAGCAGGAGGAGTGTTAAGTAATAATTCGGTAGTCGCTTATTACGGAGTATTGCGCACCGCTCTGAATAAAGCATTTAAAGAAGGAATTATAACCATTAATCCTACTAAGGAATTTAACTTTGCCGATAAGGTAAAAGCGGAAGCGAGCCGTAGGGAGTATCTGACGATAGAAGAACTGAAACTGCTTATAGCTACTGAATGTAAGTATGAGATAATGAAGCAAGCCTTTCTTTTCAGTTGTTTGTGTGGATTACGGGTAAGCGACATAAGAAAGTTGAAATGGAGTGATTTACAGAAAAGCGGTGAAAGGATTAGAATTGAAATAAAGATGCAGAAAACCAAAGAGCCGCTTTACTTGCCTATATCTGATGAAGCCTTAAAGTGGCTGCCACAGCGGGGGGAAGCGAAAGATGATGATTTTATTTTCCCTTTGACACATGAGGGTACTATAAATAATATACTTCAAAAATGGGCGAAAGCAGCAGGAGTAACTAAGCATATCTCATTTCATGTTGCAAGACATACCCACGCTACCATGATGTTAACATTAGGTGCAGATTTATACACAGTTAGCAAGTTATTGGGGCATAAGAACATTGCTACAACTCAAATTTATGCCAAGATTGTAGATAAAAAGAAAGAAGAAGCGGTAAGTTTGATACCAAACTTAACGGATTAATTTAAAAAGAAAGAAAGTACGGAACGCTGATAGCCGCACTTTCTTTCTTTTTTTGCCTATGTTTTACTGGAAAAATATATCTTTGCCGCTACTAACTGAAACAGAGCATATTATGACAGAAGAAGAACTGAAAGTAAAATTCGATTATATACAAGGCATATTCAACCGTTGCATAAACTATGCCTGCCAAATTTTGATAGACAGTATCATCGTCAAGGTTCGATACTTGAATGGAGAACAGGCTGATGAACTGGAACGTCAGGAATATATACATGCTGTTAATGAATTAGCGCAACTATATATCCGTTATTCAGCACTGAATGACATCCAAAATTTCTACTCTGTACCCGATTTCTTTTGGGAAAGCGGTTTTTATGAAGCCTTGAAGCCTGATGAAAAAAGAAAATATCTTTCATTCTCTCCTCTTTCGTTCAATTATTCCCAATATGCGCAGGATAATACAGTTTACGATGAAGAACTACCTTATTTCTCCATGACAGTAAAAGCTGTTGTGTTGGAAAGATATTCGGCATACTTGCGAAAAAAGAAAGAGGATAGAGCGCAGGTAGAAACACAGCCGCAACAGGAACAGGTAGAACTGAATCCGGAGCCAACTATCGTTTCTCCAGTAATAGCCGTACCTCCCGTCGCTGAAACGGAAAATCAGTTTGAATCAATTCTTAATGACGGTCAGATAGAATTGATTGCGGAATGTATGAATGAGGTTAAGATGTTCAATGCCCCCGTAACTTCTGACGACCTGAAAGCGATACTCTCTTGCAAGCCCAAAGTCATATTCAGGTCTAATAATAACAGGTATCTCGCTTTTCTTTTTTCAGAGTTGAGCTATCGCAACCTGATTACCCCCAATTGGCAATCGGTTATTGCCAACCATAAACTCTTTCTTTCCAAAGACAAAAGTAGGGATAAATACCTCAATCAAGGTGATTTAGCCACAGCTACGAATTATGTGAAAGACATAGACCATGTGAAAGGATATGCAATCATAGACAAGTATATCAAACAACTGAAAAAACTTTAAGAACAGGTTAAGACCTCAAACATAACTTAATCCGCTATCAAGCTATTACTCAATACTTTTGCCCCCGTAATCGATTACAAGTAAACGGAGGGCATGCACTCCATATTGTTTCACGCAAATACTTATATAGTATGAGTAAGAGTATTGAGATGCGAGTTGAAGAACTCGAAAATTTAGTGTTCCTTTCAAAAAACGTGCTTAGTTTCGAGGAAGCAAGCAAGTTTTTAAACCTTTCCAAAAGTTACCTGTATAAACTGACTTCGGGTAACCTGATACCGCACTACAAACCGCAGGGCAAGATGCTTTATTTTGAGAAAGCAGAGTTGGAAGCGTGGCTACGTCAAAATCCTGTAAAGACACAAGCGCAGATAGAACAGGAAGCGCAGAAGTATGTTCTTAACCGTCCCTTAAAAAAGTAAGTCTATGGAAAACAAGAAAGGAACGGAAACGCAAAAGATGACGAGGGAAGATTTTGCTGTCCTTTGGAAAACCATTCATCTAAAGATAACCGACACTTACGATGTACCGCCCGAAATACTTTGGGTAAATGGCTCTACTATCGGCACATTGGGAAATTTCAGTGCATCTACAGGTAAGGCAAAGAGTAAAAAGACATTCAACGTTTCCGCCATTGTGGCGGCAGCGTTGAAGAATGACGAAGTTCTGCAATATTCGGCTTTCCTACCGGAAAATAAACGTAAAATTCTTTATGTAGATACCGAACAGAGTAAATACCACTGTCACAAGGTAATGGAACGTATTATGCGTTTGGCAGGTCTTCCCACCGATAAAGACAGGGATGATTTTATTTTTGTCGTCTTGCGGGAATGTACACCGGATAAGCGTAAGCAGATAATCGACTATATGCTTGCCAATATGGAAGATATAGGACTTGTTATCATAGATGGCATACGTGACTTGATGTATGACATCAATAGTCCGAGCGAATCATCCGAACTGATAAATCTCTTGATGAAGTGGTCGAGTGAATACAATCTACATATTCACACTGTCTTGCATCTGAACAAAGGGGATGACAATACGCGAGGGCATATTGGTACGGAGCTTAACAATAAGGCTGAAACGGTCTTGCAGGTTACTAAAAGCACTCAAGACGTAAATATCAGTGAAGTAAAAGCGATGCATATCCGTGATAAAGATTTCGAGCCGTTTGCATTTCGTATTAATGATAGTGCGCTTCCTGAAATAGCGGAAGATTACATTTTTGAACAGCCCAAGCAAGACCGTAGTTTTCCGCTTACAGAGTTGACCGAGCTACAACACCGTGAAGCATTGACTAACGGCTTTGGTAAACAAGTGATACAAGGTTATCCTAAAGTGATAGCTGCCTTAAAGGAGGGTTACGCAAGTATCGGTTTTGAACGTGGGCGCAATGTGCTTGTGAAGCTGAATAAGTTTCTTGTAAACAAGCGAATGCTTGTAAAAGAGGGTAAAGGTTATAAGTATAACCCTGATTTCCACTACTAACAATAGGTTTGGTTTAGTCCGTGTGTATATATAAGAGGAATGAACTTCTTTTGATACTGTAAGTACAAAGTAAGTTTAGTACAGTTCAGGCGTATATATAGCGGACTAAACGGAATTTGTTTCAATTATTCAATCATCAATACATTTAGATTATGACAATCGAAGAATCCAAAAATATAAAGTTGGCAGACTATTTGCACAGTTTGGGATATAATCCCGTGAAACAACAAGGCAGCAGTCTTTGGTATAAATCACCATTCAGGGAAGAGAAAGAACCCTCTTTCAAAGTGAATCCTGACCGCAATTTGTGGTATGATTTCGGATTAGGCAAAGGTGGCAACATCATTGCATTGGCGCAAGAACTCTACGCATCCGACAGTGTGCCGTACCTTTTAGATAAGATTGCGCAGCAGGCATTACACGTCCGTCCTGTTTCTTTCTCTTTTCGGCAGCAATCTTCTACACAGCCGAGTTTTCAGCAGTTGGAAGTTGTGCCGCTTTCTTCTCCTGCCTTGTATTCTTACTTGCAGGAGAGGGGGATAAATACGGAACTGGCAAAAAGAGAATGTAAGGAAGTCCGTTTTGTGAATAATGGCAAACAGTTCTTTGCTGTTGGTTTTCCGAATGCTTCGGGTGGGTACGAGGTACGCAACAAGTATTTTAAAGGTTGTATCGCACCCAAAGACATCACTTATATACGACAGAAGGGAGAGCCGAGAGAAACCTGCTACATGTTCGAGGGATTTATGGATTATCTTTCTTTTCTGACCCTACGGCAGAAATCCTGTCTTACCTATCCCGACCTTGACAAGCAAGACTACATCATTTTGAACTCCGTTTCCAATCTCTCTAAAGCGTTGTACCCGTTAGGGAATTATGAACATATACATTGCTTTTTCGATAACGATGCGGCAGGAATGAAAGCCGTGCAGGAATTGCATCGGGAATACGGCTGGCGTGTCCGAGATTCTTCTCGTATCTACAGTAACTATAAAGATTTGAACGACTATCTTACGGGTAAGAAATTGTCGCAGTCGTTAGAGTTCCCACAACCGACAAAACAGACCGAAAGGCAGGTGCAGCAACCAACCAAGAAGAAAGGCAAAGGTTTTAGGATGTAACCGCCGCACGCACCCACAGGCTTTTAAGTAAAGAAAAGCCATAGCTCAATAGGGCGTTTTCTTAACGCAGTGCAAGCACCGCTAAAAACACCCTATCGAGCAAAGGGGCGATGCCCCTTTTGAAACCCCGTGAGCCATGCGGCACGTATGCAAGGCAAGCGGAATTGTCTAACGAAAAAATGTAATTCAATATGGGATATTTTACCCTTGATTTCAAGAAAGCAAAAGGCGCATCCGATGCCCGGATGTCCGACCACATTGAACGCCGGGTGATAGCGTCTAACGTTGACCCCACACGAACGCATCTCAATCGGGAACTTGTACAACTTCCCAAAGGAGTAACGGAACGTGACGAAGCGATAGCCCACCGCATCAAGTCGGCAGGCATCAAGCGCAAAATTACGCCTGACCAAGTAAGGGCTATTCGTGTTATGCTGTCGGGAACGCACGAGGACATGATGAAGATACAACAGGACGGACGTATAGATGAATGGTGTGACGATAGTATGCAATGGTTGCACAAGACTTTCGGAAAGGAGAACACCGTTTCCGCAGTTCTTCACATGGACGAAACCACACCGCACATACATGCTACCATTGTGCCGATAGTAATGGGTGAGCGCAGAAAGGCGAAGCAGAAAAAGCAAACGGAGGGAAAACGTACCTATCGCAAGAAAACCGATGCAGCCCGATTGTGTGCAGATGATGTGTTGAACCGTGATAGGTTGGTAGCCTATCATGATGATTACGCTAAAGTTATGGAGAGATACGGTTTGCAGCGTGGTGTACGTGGATCGGAAGCCAGACATACCACTACAGCCCAATATTACCGCGATTTGAAACGACAGACGGGTGAACTCGAAACAGACGTGCAGCAACTCCAATCCGAAAAGAAAGCAGCGGAGAAACGACTACTACAAATCAAAAGAGAAATCGGCACAGAACGGCTGGAAGTGGTTAAGACAGAAGCTAAAACCGCCATTATCGCAAAGGTAGGTTCTCTTTTGGGCAGTGGAGAAATCAAAGAACTGAAACAGGAGAACCAGCAGCTTCGTGATGAAGTTGTTGCTCGTGACGAGAGCATCGAAAGACTGCAAATTATGATGCAGAAGCAACGGGAACAGTACAGCAGGGAATTGGTAAAAGTGCAGGGTAAGCACATCAAGGAACTGGATGAAACCCGAAAGGAGATATCACGGCTGTCACAGATGATTAAAAAGGCTTGTGCATGGCTACCACTACTAAAAGAACTTTTCCGAATGGAAAGGCTATGTCGTGTTGTCGGTTTCTCAACTGAACAAACAGCAAAACTGATGTTAGGGGAAAAGATAGAACATAATGGCACACTCTATTCCGAAGAGTATAAACGGAATTTCGTAACGGATAAGGTGACTGCACAAATAGTAACAGCTTCAACTGTTGGAAAGAACAAATTGGTGCTAATCATCAATCGAAAAAATGTTTCCGATTGGTTCAGGGAGCAGTTTAGCAAACTCTATCAAAGGATACAACCGAAAGAGGAGCAGAAAAGGAGCAAAGGTTTTAGCCTGTAA